AGGCGGTAGCATGATTTATGGAGTTTAAATGTCCACGAACTTATCTGGGTACATTACTCAAGTACGATATTTGCTCCATGATGCTAATGCCAATTTTTACACCGATTCTCAACTAACTGATTACATTAACGCTGCTCGTGAGCGAGTAGTGCGTGATACAGGTTGTTTGCGTGAAGTTGTAGTAGCACAAACACCTTGCTTAGTAACAAATACCATCAATAGTGCAACACCAGCGTACCCAACACAATGGGTAGCCAATACTGCGGTATCTGCAAATACTTTTGTATTTTCAAATATCTTTATTTATCAATACATTACAGGCGGTACTTCAGGTAGTTCTGCGCCTCCGTACCCACAGAGTACAGCAAATAATTACTCCAATTACCCACCAAGCGCTCCTTTTGCAGACGGTACAGCTACCCTGCAATATGTCGGTAATTGTGAAAATGTGAGTTATGCAGCTTTAACAAATTTAATGGGTACAAGCCCACTATCGCCTTCTTCTGGCAACACCGTATTAGATATTTTAAATATTAACCTTTATTGGGGTAATACTCGTGTGCCATTGGATTACTTGGCATGGTCAGACTTTAATACCCGATTGCGCTTTTGGCAGAACTACATTGGCAGACCGCTTGCCTTTAGCGTGTACGGTCAAGGACAAATCTATTTAGGACCAGTACCCGATCAAATTTATCAAATTGAAGTAGATTGCGTAGTATTGCCTAATCCATTAAGTCTAGGAACGCCAACCGTTACCGATACCATTACAGATCCATACAGCACTTGCGTAAAGTTTTATGCTGCTTACCTTGCTAAGTTTTATGAACAAAGTTTTGGCGAATCAGAAATCTTTAAACAAGAGTACCTCAAACAAGCTACATCCGTACTCAATACGACATTTACAAGAAGGATTCCAAGCCAATATAGCGGGATGATCTAATGGCTGCTGCGGAACAAAAAAAGTCCTACCAGGTTGTTAAGCAATTTAAAGGGCTAAACACCAAGGCTAACCGTACAGCGATTGATGAAACTGAGTTTTCTTGGGTAGAAAACGCACAGCCTGTGGGTTATGCCAATCTAAAGATTGTGCCAACTTACACCAATGTCACGATTGCAAATGCAGCCGTAACTTTTAGCAATACGGTCACTTATCTTAATTCAGTCAATATTGGCATTAAAGATTATGTTTTAGCGTTTTTATCTGATGGCTCTGCCCAATACTACAATGTCACCGACAATTCCAAGGGCAATGTAGCGGTAGCTGGCACATTTTCAGGAACAGGGTTACAAACTACCCAATGGTATAACGACAGGGCTTTAATTCTCGATCCTGATAAGGGTTATTACTCATGGGATGGCAACAATGTCGTATCTATTGGCTCAGTTGGCGCTATTGGCGTTGTCAATCGTGGCTCAGGTTATACCTCTGCACCTACCGTCATTATTTCAGCTCCTACACAAGCTGGTGGTGCAAATGCTAACGCAGTATCAACCTTAACTGCGGGTGGAGCTAATACAGTAGCTTCTGTCAGCCTATCTAACGCTGGATCAGGCTACATTAACGCAGCTAATACAACGGTAACCTTTATTGGTGGTGGTGGGTCAGGAGCAACAGCCGTAGCCAGTTTAATTACTTTTGCTACAGGAACGGTATCCATAGCGGTGATTGATGGTGGTGCGGGCTATACCAATGCTGCCAATACCACAATCAGCATTACTGGCGGTGGTGGTACGGGAGCTGCTGCCCAAGCGATTGTGACAGGCAATGTGGTCACTTCCGTCATTATGACCAATGCGGGTTCTGGCTACACTAATAGCGCTAATCTGATTGTTACCATTTCAGGTGGCGGTGCAACAAACAATGCCGTTTTACAGGGCACAGTCCAAAACCAGCAAAATGTGTCCATAGCGACCTTTTCTGGCAGAGTATGGATAGCACAAGGTAGAACGGTCTATTACAGCGCTGCTGGCTCTTATACGGACTTTACAAGCGTTTCTGCGGGTGCGGTTACCCTAACAGACAGTACGCTGCATGGAAACATCCAATATCTGCTTTCTGCTAACAACTTTTTGTACATTTTTGGTGACGATTCCATCAATGTGTTCTCTGATGTTAGGGTTACTACTAGTGGTACTACCCTGTTTACTAACACCAATGTAAGCGCATCTGTTGGTTCTAAGCGTTTAGAGGCTATTTTTCCGTATTTTAGGTCTGTGTTGTTTATGAACGATTATGGCGTTTACGCCCTAGTGGGTTCTACGACCTCTAAATTATCGGACAGTTTAGATGGAATGTTCCCCAATATTGACTTTGCAAGCCCTGTTTATGGCGGTCAAGTCCTTATTAACAACATTTTGTGCGCTGCATTTAATTTTAGATATTACGATGCTACTTTTACGCAAACCTATCGGTATATACAAGCGGTATTTTTTGAGAAAAAATGGTTCATTACAAGCCAAAATGACAGCTTGTCTTACATTACTTCTGTGCCTGTAGCGGGTAAAATCACGCTTTACGGCACAAGCAATAACCAATTATTTAAGCTCTATGGCGATACTGCTGGCAATGTAATTACTAGCAGGGTGCAAACAGCCTTGATGCCGATGGGTGATCCTATTCGCACTAAGCAAGCATTAAAATTTGGTATTGAAGCGACCAGTAGCAATGCGGTTACGATGAGCGCTACGGTTGATAGTGAAAGAGGTTCTAGTCCAGCTTATGCTTTGCAAAGCTCGGTGTATTGGACTAATAACAATTTACAAACAATTAGTTGGATTAACAATTCAAATGCAGTCATTTTGTGGCTATCTACAGGCTATGAATTGTATAAATCTGATGCAGCCCAGTATGGAAAATACCTAGGACTTACAGTAACATCTAATAGTGCGGGCTTTATCTATAACGGTTTTGAATTTGAACATGAATTGAGAGTGAGGTTCTAAAATGGCTGGAGTTCCAAATGTCTTTGGTAGCGCTACGGTTAGCATACCGTTATCGCAACTAGATCAAAATTTTAATACCCCAGTTACTATCGGTAACACTTCTGTTGGTCTGGGAAACACCGTTACTACGCTTGGAAATGTTACATTAAACAATGTCACTATTACTAGCGGTACGATCAACGCTTCTGTAACTGAAGCCTATTCACTAGCTAATGCTGTTGTTTATAGCAATTCTACTAATGTAGGAACAACATCTGCTAACTTTACATTTAATGGAACTACCGCTACTTTAGCTAATGATGCTTCTATATCAGGTCTTACTGTTGGTAAGGGTGGTGGTGCGATTTCTAGTAATGCTTCTGTTGGTGCAAATGCTTTAAGTTCAAACACCACAGGTGCTTCTAATAATGCCATTGGTCAGCAAGCACTTTCAAACAATACAACTGGTAGTAACAATATAGCTTTAGGCTTTCAAGCACTTACTTCTAACACTACTGCAACTGCAAACACCGCTATTGGTTACCAAGCTAGTTTTAGCAATACAACAGGTGCATCTAATGTGGCACTTGGTACAAGCGCTTTATTCTCAAACACTACCGCTTCAAACAACACCGCAGTAGGTTATCAAGCAGGTTACTCTAATACTACTGGTGCTGTTGATGCTTTTGGTTTTTATGCTTTAAATGCAAATTCTACAGGTGTATATTCTGCTGCATTTGGTATTAATTCTTTAAGAAACAATACTACAGGAAGTAATAATGTGGGTATAGGTGCAAGCGCACTTCAATTAAATACAATTGGTAGTAATAACACAGCAATAGGAAATAGTGCGTTAATTTCAAACACTAGTGTTTCTTACAATACGGCTGTAGGTTATCAAGCAGCATACGCTAATACAACTGGAACTGTAACTGCTGTAGGTGCTTATGTTTTAGCTGCAAATACAACTGGTGCAGACAATGTGGGTGTTGGTGGTTATGATGGTGTAGGTAACCCTGCATTAAGAAATAACACTACTGGTTCTTACAACTCTGCATTTGGTGTAGGAGCATTAGGAGCAAACACCACCGCAAATTATAACACCGCAGTAGGTTATCAATCTGGTTATAGCACAACAACACAAAACTACAATACTTTCGTTGGTTACCAAGCTGGATATAATTTTACTGGAACAAGCGGTCAAAACTGCTTTATTGGTGCAACTGCTGGATATAGCGTTACAAGCGGACATGGCAATACATTTATAGGTACTGGAGATAATGGTGTTTTTTCTTCAGGATATTATGTAACAACTGGTTCTCAAAATACCATTCTTGGTAATTACAACGGCAATCAAGGCGGTTTAGACATCCGTACAGCAAGTAACTACATTGTGTTATCTGATGGTGCTGGTAATCCTAGACAGATTATTGATAATAGTGGTTATGTTGTTTGGGGTGCTGCAAGCACAACTCCAACAGGAGCAAATAATTCAGTAATTATAAGAGCAGGTGCAGCTTCTTATTTTTCAGCATCTTCTACTAATTCAGCTTCTTTTAATAGATATACAACTACTGGAACAGTAGTAAATATTGACTATGTTGGTTCAACTGTAGGAACAATTGCAACTAATGGTTCTAATTGTACTTTTAATTCGGTATCAGATTATCGTTTAAAAGATGATGTAAAACCAATGACAAATGCGTTGGAAAAAGTGTCTAAATTAAAACCATGCACTTATATTTGGAAAGCAACAAGCGAATTAAGTGAAGGTTTTATCGCCCATGAACTTCAAGCTGTTGTGCCTGATTGTGTAACTGGCGAAAAAGATGCTGTAGATGCTGAAGGTAAACCAGTTTATCAAGGTATTGACACTTCATTCTTAGTAGCTACATTAACTGCTGCAATTCAAGAACAACAAGCAATGATTGAAACACTAACAACACGCTTAAATGCGTTAGAAGGTAAATAATGGAATTAACTAAAGAACAAGAAGTAGAACAGAGCTATAAAGCTGCACTTGATTCGGTGGCTCTTTTAGAAGCTGGAAAACCAGCCGACATGGATGAAACTGAGTGGCAAGACACAGTTAAGCGCAATAAAGAACACCTTGAAATTCAAATTGCTAAAGGTGCAGAGTTTTATGGCGAACATGATTTAACGCCATTTGTTGAAGCAGTAAAATAACTTTTTTAGGGGATAAACATGGAAATTAAATTAACTTTAGATATAAACGAAGTGAATTACTTGTTGCAAACTTTAGGTGAATTGCCAACCAAGACTGGTGCTTGGGTGCTGTTAGCCAAGATTAAAGAGCAAGCTGATCCACAAGTGCCAAAAACAGAGGAAACCGTACAATGAGCGTATCAGCAGCCTTTACTCCACTAGGTAACACCGTAGTGATTACGGCTGCTACCTCAGCTCCATCAGCCGTTCAAGTAAACGCTAGTGGACCTTTTGGTGCTAATCAGTACCGCATTATCAACGCATCCACCACTCAAGGATGTTTTTTATCGTATGCCCAGACCCAAGCAACAGCGCAATCAAACTGCGTGATTCCTACAGGTGGTAACAGTACAATTACTTTGTACATTTTGCCTAATACCGATGAAATCATTACTTTTGTGCCTAATGCGTGGTTTACAGCGATTACTGCTGCCAACAGCGCAACACTTTACATCACTAATGGCGATGGAATGTAAATGCTCAAGGTATCTGGCAACTTTGCGGGATCGTTAACTTATCAAAGTACTTGGAACGCAAGTACAAACAATCCTTTTTTGCAAAGCTCTGTTGGTACTAAGGGTTTTTACTATGTAGTATCTGTTGCTGGAAACACCAATTTAAACGGCATTACAAATTGGAATATCGGTGACTGGGCAGTATTTGACGGTTTAGTTTGGGAAAAAGTAGATAACAATAACGCTGTTACTTCTGTCAATGGACAAACAGGCGCAGTCGTTTTAACAGCAGCCAATGTTGGCGCAGCATCCAATACAATCAACATTATTGCTGGCACAGGACTATCAGGTGGTGGCAACTTAACTGCCAATGTCACCTTAACAAATGCTGGTGTTTTAACATTTAACACTCGAAGTGGCAATGTCACTTTATCTAGCGCTGATGTCACTACAGCGCTTGGATATACCCCAGGCACAGGGAACGGATCTGTTACTAGCGTAGCTACTGGCACAGGTTTAACTGGTGGTCCAATCACCACTAGCGGAACTATTAGCCTTGCCAATACTGCGGTTACTGCGGGAACTTATGGAAATGCAACTATCAACGGGGTGTTTACTGTTGATGCTCAAGGAAGGATAACCAATGCAAGCAATGTTACGATTAGTGGCACTACTCCTGGAGGAGCTGCTGGTGGTGATCTTTCTGGCAGCTATCCTAATCCCAGCCTTAATACTTCTGGCGTTGTCGCAGGCGCTTACGGTTCTGCAACCATATCTCCGCAAATTTCTGTAGATGCTAAAGGTCGCATTACTTCAGCTTCCAATGTCACCATTACTGGGGTTAGCCCAGGTGGTACTGCTGGTGGCGATTTAACAGGTTCTTACCCTAACCCTACTTTAAACACAAGTGGTGTTACGGCAGGAATTTATGGCACAGCTTCCCAAGTATCGCAAGTCACTTTTGATGCTAAAGGCAGAGCTACTTCCGCAGCCAATGTAGCGATTGCTATTGGAGTAGCTGCTGTATCAGGCGCAGTACCCAATACCGTCAATGTGATTGCAGGATCAGGCTTGTCTGGCGGTGGCGCACTAACAGGCAATGTGACTTTAGCGGTCAGCGCCAACTCGGTAAACCAAAAAGTCACCGTTCAAAACAACGGTGTTTTTGTAGGATCAGAGCCAGCGATTAACTTTATTCCTGGTGCAAACATCACGATTTCAGGTGCAGATAGCCCTGGAACTGGTCAAGCAAATATCACTTTGGCAGTAAGCGGTCTTGGCACAATGGCAGGGCAAAACTCCAATAATGTGACCATTACGGGTGGTTCAATCAATGGCGTAGCCCTTACTTTAGATACCATTCAGAATACCCCGATTGGTACAGTAACGCCTGCTGCTGGTGCGTTTACCACTATGACTTGCGCTAATGTATCTATTACGGGTGGCAGCATCAATGTCACCACTACCAACCATACGGCTAATGTGACAGCCAATGCTACTTTTGCTACATCCAGTTTGCCGTTAGTACCCGCTGGATATATTGTTTATGACTTGAATGGTACGCTAGTCAAAATCCCTTATTATGCGGTCTAACATGGAAGAACTCTTAGTAGATGGTACGGAAGCAAGATTAAATACGCATGAAGCGGTATGCGAATTGCGGTATGAATCTATTTGCGCCAGATTAAAACGAATTGAACAAATTTTGGTAACCTCGGCTGGATTTATTGTGGCTGCATTAGTATCTATTGCGTTTAAATTGCACTAATTATGGACTTTGAAACTCTTTCTATTGTCAAATTTGGGGATAGGGATTCCTTGGGAGAGTTCTTGTTCTGTAATGGCACTCAGCACAAGGTTTTTCAAGAAACTTTTATGGATCAAGGCATTTCTGTGCCTGTTTACCCTATAACTGATGCTAATGTGGACAATTTAGATGACTGGTTATTGGCTCATCAGGTCGAACATCAAGCGTTTGCGGGCTTGCTAGGATTGAATAATCCGTTCAATATGTTAGATGTGGACTTTAATAACGAAGAAGATTTTTACGATTGGATAGCCTCTCACCTGTACATTCATCAACAAATCGCTGCTGCCTTAGGAATAAATT